GGAGCTTCGAGCTTGAGACGAGCGGCGCCAGGAGCAGCATAGTTATACGAACCTGATGCTGGATCAAGGAGTGTTGTATCTGTAATTTCCGTAACGATTGTTTCTGTTACATCGAAACCGACACGAGCAGAACCCTGCGTATCATACTTGCTGATGATAACTGTCTGCGTAGGAACGCGAATGAAGTGGTCCTTGGCATACACGACGCCAGATTGGAACGTAGCAGCTGCACCAGTTCCTGTCGCTCCACCCTGAGCAGAAGTGATCGCGTTTGCTGAAAACAGCGCACCACCAACAGTGTTGATGATTTCGTTATTAGCAAAGTAACGATAACCAGTTGTTGTGTTAGCTGACTTATATTTTACGAAAAGAGTCTTAAAGTTTGGCGTATTAGCTTCAGAACCATCGTTGACGTTGATAACTGTAGCAAGAACGCCAGACGTCGCTCCCTTGATAATTTTATCTTGGAAATTAGAAACTTTAACAGAAGAACCCGTTGAGCTGCTGTCTCGTAACTTGACATAGCTATAAGCTGTGTCGTAATACATTTCCAATCCACGAACCGTAGAACCTTCTTGGAAAATGTGTGAGGCGAAACGATCGATCTGATTCTGAAGGATCGTCTGCATCTGCGTGAGTTCGCGAGCTTGAACAGCCAATCCAGGACGGAAAAGGATACGATGGAAGTTTTTTGCTTCATCAAAGTCGTCGTAGTATGGTGCTACGTTAAAGTTCGTTGAGAGCGTGACGTTATTAGCTTCTGCAGCCATGATACCTTCCGATTAATATTGAATGACGAGTTTATAGTCTTCCGTCTGATCTGGGGTTCTAGTAACAGGTGGTCTATTCTCAGTATATATTACTATTCCACTATAGGGTTTCAGAGCAGCTGTAGAAACAGACTGAACGTTTCCAGAAATTGTTGATGTAGATCCTCTCAAAATTTCACCTACTGCAAAACCTTGTCCAGTTCCATTTGTAGTGATACGAATGAGTTTCAATACACCATTTGATCTTGCTGCATTGCTATTGGCAAAGTAAACAACACGACCTTTAGCTCCAGTCGTTTGTCCAACAACAACTTCGTCTGCTGTGAAGTCACCAAGAACACCATTGACTGTTACACCTACGGTCTGATCGATAACGCTAGTATTAGCATAACTACCATTAGCCAATAGAGGATCGCGAAGAACACCAATGACTCTGAAATCGTTATTTGTTGTAAATGTGCCAGATTCTGAACCTTGAATCTTAACGTTCATCATAATTGCATCGCCGTATAACTGATCTACAGGATCAGAACCATGTCCTCCTGCTGGGGACATAACTGGTCTTAACACTGCGCCACGACCATATACAGAGTTTGATGTAACGACTGCGTTGGCTTGTGAGTAAGAACGACCCTGATTGATCACAGTAATTCTACGAACTTGCCCATTAAACGTATTTGAAACATATGCGGTAGCACGGACCGTTGATGATAATCCACTATCACCGCGAATCGTCACTAAAGGAGAAATGACATAACGGCTTGTAGTGTTTGGTAATGTAGAAAAGGCAGTATTAACAATGAGCGTATTGTTAGCTCCAAAATATTTCACAATCTTACGAAGCTGACCAGATCCAGCTCCTTCGCTGATGTAGATTCCAGATCCAACATAAGAACCGTCAATAGAACTCGCATTACTTTTGATTTGGAAATTCGTTGAGTTAACAACATATTGAAATGTATTTGTTGTGCTAATATAACCAGAACCATTAGCAACAACTTTAATGTGGTTGATCGCCCCATTACCAGAAATAGCTGCACTTCTTTGAACATACCATTGGCTTGAGTTATCATTTGCTGTTAAAGTTTTAACAGGCATGAATGAACTGGTGACAAACTTCAAGTTTTCTCCAGGAGTAATTGTATACATGTATTTCCAACGATATCCGTCAGAAGTCAACTCGATATTAGATACGTCAACTGTAGTTGGTTGAACAGTTGAAACTGCACCACGATTGTTGTCGATGCACTTATAAACTCTTGAAGAATTTGTAACGACATAGAACTGCTTATCGTGAAGCAAAGCATCTCGATCGTCATATTCGTCATAACGAGTATTTGTAGTCCACTGATATCTAGGGATAGCATGCGATATGTCTGAAGTTTGAAATTTCTTCAACGACATAATACCACGCCAAATATCATAATACACATTCTGATAAGAATCATCAACAGCAGGTGGAATGAGATCAGAAAATAGTTTACGAATGTATCCGTTCGCACCAGTTGTAATCGTTGCGCTTGGTCGTGGTGTTACAACAATTGATTGCGCGCTAGGAATAGAATGTACACGAACAACAGTCGATTGTCCTGTAATACCCAACCGATCACCAACAGCAAGCTCTGCAGTAAATACCGTTCCCTGCCCAACGATTGTGTTAGACGTACTCGTCGTTTTCACTGTTCCTGTAATAGGAATCGTATTGGCGTATGCGTTTGGCTTACCGATAAAGAAATAGTATCGGGTTGCAGCAGCTTCGCTGAACGATTCAAAAAACTGAATCGCATTATGAATTTTGAAATGACGAGTAATAAGAGCGGTCATTATGCAGATGCTGTGTATGTGATGTTCAGAGTATCACCTGCGGTAACAACCTTGTCACCAACCGTGAAGAGGCCAGCTGAGTACAGAGTTCCTGTTGATCCAGCTTTCGTTGACTGGTTAACAATGAACGCACCCTTGACTGTTCCTGGGCGATCCATAGAGAACACAACAGCGTTTGATGTTGCCTTTGCGCCAGCCGCAGCAGCAGCTAGTGTAAGCTGACGGCGAGTCGTCTGTGAGTATCCAGGAGCAAGAGCGGTAGCAGCTCCAGACTCATACCATCCACTGTGTGACGACATCGTGTCACCTGTAGAAATGGCTGAGTAGTTGTTCGAAACGATCAGACCCATATACCAAGTTGTGGTTGCGGCTGTTACGTTCGAAGTCTTGAAGTGTGTATCAAGAAGAAGGTTCTTACCTACTGTTGTTACAGCGTTTGGAAATTCGTCTTCCCACTTGAGGTTGCCTGAGCTATCATAGCAGAAAGCTGTGTACGTGCCGTGCATATCGACTGATTCTACTGATCCAGCTCCGCGTGTAACTGAGATAGTTGTGGAATCGCCTGGATTAATCTTTTCAACTGACATTATAATAATCCTCCTTTAGAATTAGGTATTGGTATTTATATCGAAAATATCATCTTCTTACAGTATCATCGAGATTTAGGAATGGATCTACGAGGACGCTGATATTAGATGATTGATACGTAGATACCTGAGTTCCTGCATATGGCGTGATTTCACCATTCTGTTCAGCAACTGTTGCAGGAAGCGTCGACGAACCAACAACTGTATCGGTTGATGTAACTGTTTCAGTAACAGAAGCGCCTATACGGAAATCTACGCCCATCGTTTCTGATGCTGTAATAGATTCAGTTCCAGATGTTGCGCTTGTTACGCCGCCACCAACCACACTATCTGTAGAAGTTATCGACTGAGTTCCAGAATCGAGTGTTACAGAAACGTATGTTCCAGCAACGCTATCGGTTGATGTTACCGACTGAGTTCCACTATTAAGCGCAACAGAGCTATATGTTGCGTCGGTATTTTCTACTGAGCTGAAAAATTCATTTACAGTTCCAGTAGCAGTAGTCACACCAACAACCGAATCGGTTGCAGTAATAGACTCTGAAATTGCCGCAATAGCCGTAGCAACGCCAACAACGCTATCTGTTGGGCTAACAGTTTCTTGCATACCAACGTTTTTAGTTGTAAACGCAAGCGGGAATGAATCAGTGGCTGTTACCGATTGTGTTGCTGTTGTTGCCGATGTAATTTTACCACCAACAACAGTATCGGTAGCTGTTGCATATTCTGTAAGACCTTCATCAAATATATTACTGTAAGTTGTACCAACAATTGCGCTAGCTGTTGCCGAAGAAATAATAGTCAGTTCATTAAACTGCTTAGTTCCAGCAGGATGAAGAACACGTTTGACAATATCACGATACTTGTCAAGAGCTTCTGACACACGAAGAACGTATGAGAACTCTTGATAGTAGTAGTTATCTTGCAGCTTGTTATTCCAGCTTAAGAAACCTTTTGTGTCAACATAACGCCCAGGAAATGTAACGATACCTGATGGAATTGGTTGTGACTGACCACCAAATGTATTCTGTCTACGAACATAACGAGCAGATGACCCGCCCGATACATTCGCCGAAGCAAATGATTTAACGACTATCGTATTACCCTGAGTTAAGTTTACTAGAGCAGCATTTTCAAATCTATTAAAGTTCTGTCCAGGCGAGATGATTCGCAGCTTCTTGATTGCGCCTGGAGCACTGCTTACCGAAACTTTAGCATTTCTTCCAAGATAATCTCCATGACCGTCAAACACATTTAGCGGTGATGTTTCATCGTCGATAAGTGTAACTGTTGGAAGAACTGTATATCCATATCCTGGATTGATGATAGAAATGGCGTTAATAGCATAATAGTTATTCGCGCTAAACGCAAGAGCTTTTCCAATTTGGCTATAAGCGTTTGCAGCTGCAAGACCAGTATACGCAGATGCACCAGTGGTGATATTTACAAGAGGTCTAATTGCTGAAACGAAAGTCTGCGCAGTTAGAATAGAATGCACGCGAAGTGTATTCGCGCTACCATTAACACGAACAATATCACCAACATTAAGTTGGTCTGTAAAACTTGTGCCTTGACCGTAAACAGTATTTGAGCTGGAACTCAATTTTACAGTTCCGGTTATTTTCAGACGAACAGAAGCTGTATTAGCACCAGCATATACGAAATATTTTCCTGTGCCAATAATAACATTTTTCATAGCCTCGATAGTGTCAACGCCGAGCGTCGTTGCGATCGGTTCTTTAGACCAAGAGGCAATCTTCGCAGCAAATCCAGTTCCGTTACCACCAGAAATAACAAGGCGTGAGTTGCGTGTAGTATAACCAGAACCGCTGTTCGTGATTTGTATCTGAACACCTTCACCAGTGTTATTAGTTTCGGTTACAATAGCTTGTGCTGGCTCTGTTGAACCAGCTCCACCAATTTCAATTCTATCACCAAGATTATGATAAGCTCCACCATCGATAACTTTTGCGTCGATAAGAGAACCAACCTGAGCACTAACGGTTACATAATTGCCAACATCATCAACAACTCTTTCGTTGTCGATAAACAAACCAGATACGTTTTCAACAACCATATCATAAATCGTCAATCCAGATGCAACTGTTGATGTAACGCTTTGAATAAGAGCAGTCGCACCAGAAGTCACACCTCTGATGTTACTACCTTCAAATTGTCTTGGATTAAGAGAGTATGGCTTACCAACACGCAGTTTAGTTTCTTGAACCCAACGACCATCAGATGCGCGAAGGATATCATCGCCAGGATAATAGAACTCAAGCTCAGTATCAAACAGAGCACGGAAAAGGAAACGATACGATTCTTGCGAACCACGTGAGCGATAGAACTGGCGGATATGTTTAGCTAATAGGCGTTTGTCGGCTAAGACATCCTTTGGAATGTTAATCATAAACTCTTTACGGAAGTATTCAACGAAAGAGTCTACAGTTCTATCGATATCGAGTTTATCTTTTAATGAACGGGCAACATTGATTGGATTGCCTTCCTGCTCCATATACTCGAAGTAGGCTTTCATGAAGGCGACAAATTGCGGACCCTCTTCGCGAATGAATCCAGGGAACTGGGAATCAATCTGTGAAGAAATCTTTGTGAGGATGGTATCTGCGCCTACGATTGCCATTAGAAGTTATACAACTTTATTGATGGTGTTAACAGGGTAGCAGTTTGCCCAACAGTTTCAACGCTTGAAGCTGTCGCTAATGTCATACCAGTGTTATCATCAACAACGTTGACTTCACACTGAGACATCAGAAGGATTTGGTTTCTAACAGGTGTGATATTAGGGCTTACAGGAGAAGCGATAACAGAAATCACGTCACCAGTATAAGATGTTGGAACAAAGTTGATGATACTAACAGAACCCGCAGCATAATCGACAGTTCCGGCAGCATAGTTGGTATAAACTCTACCAAGTTGTCCTGCAGTCGAAGCATAGTAGATTCGCATAGTGCCGAATCCGTTATCGTCGAAGTATGAGTCCTTTTCACCATAGACGAATGTTGAAGAAGTTATGCCACCATATCCAGGATGCTTTGCGTTACCAGCGATGAGTTCTTTTGTTCCTAATCTCTGAAGAGGATTATTGAAATTAAGAGTATAGCTGTTAACACCAGATAAGTTTGGCGTAAAAGTTTTCCTTAAACGAATTGTAGCTTCTGTCGTTAGAATCGCTTCGTCTGTGCTATCGAGATAATCGAGGAAACGCGAGAAACGGAAACTCTTTCCAAACGAAGACATGTAGTTTTCTTCAAACGAAATGACGCGTGAAGAAACAGCAGCTGCCAGTTCGCCTGGAGTCTTTGTTGTCTGTTTAGGATTGTAACGAACAGTAATATACGGAACAATGTAGAGATACGTTGGGTCAACCATATCGATATCAATTGACTGCACGTTATATTTTCGAATACTTGCGATGATCTGATCTTTACGGTTAGTAGAAAATACAGTTCCAGTTTTTGGTTTGGCTGCAACGAACACTTTGCCGTAAATTGGCGTTTCGTTCTCTTCACCACCCCAAACATTGATAGACGAAACGTCTGGGTTCTGATCAAGAATCAGCCTCTTATAGTCTTCAGAAGTTACGCAGCGATTTTGTGTCTCATACATGCGTGGAGCATTGAAGCGAATCGATTCGATATCTTCGATATCTGCTCCGCCAGTCGAGCGCCCAACCGTCTGAATGTTAATAGAATTCTGCCCGTCAATTGTCGTATTGATTAGATTGAAGCTGTTAGCGCCATTAGTCAGTTTACCATTACATACGCGATATGAGATAGAGACAACAGATCCTGTTGCTGGTTTGTGTCCTAATACACCATCACCAAATGAGATCTTGTATTTCTGACCACGATCAGCTTCGACAAAGTAAACTTGTGCGCTGGAATTAACAGTAAAGATATCATCAGCAGGAATATACGACTGCGTGTTACCGCTGGTTGTTACTGTTACCGTGATGCTTGTTGTGTCTACCTTTTCGTTAGGCAGCACAAACGCTGTGTTTGTTGGAGAGTTAAAGACATAACGGTGAGTGAGGGGTTCGCCTTCTACGATACGAATATAGTCTGAGAAACCATTATTCGTATTTGCTGTGATTGTATATGTCTGTGGCGTAACGAATTTATATGAAGCGCCGTTCACACGAGTCAGAAACGCTGTGTTCTTAGGAACAGTGATAGAGCGGAATGTTGTATTTGCTGTGCTCATCGTGAATGTTAACTTAACATTAGCTGATGCGCCACGAGAGCTCGTAGGAGTATAGCCAAGAGATTTAGCAAGCGATACTACGCTATCATAGTTCTGTGCTGT